AAGAACCCTGGCAATTCCTAGCCAGTTGTGAAGAGTATTATGCTTGTGTCATTTCACAACGCCGAAAGACAACTGGATTATGTGTTGCTACTGACGCTACATGTAGTGGTCTACAGATCCTAGCAGGATTAGCACGAGATAAATCAACTGCTAAACTTGTTAATGTATTACCATCCGATGAACCACAAGATGCATATAAGGTAGTAGCTGAACACTCTAAACCACATATACCTGAATACTTACATAATGTATGGAGTAGGCGCTCGGTAAAGAGAGTAGTCATGACCATTCCATATAATGCAAAACCTTTCTCTAATCGTTCTTACATAAAGGACGCATTGAAAGAAGATGGTATAGATATAAATAAAGATGATCTCACAATCGTTGTCGCTGCAGTTCGTGAATCTATGTCTCAGGTTGTACCTGGTCCAATGGCAGTCATGAAATGGATCGAAACCGAGGTCGCTAATGCTATTAAAGACGGTGCAACAGAATTAGAATGGACAACACCATCTGGTTTTGTTGTAGTTCAACGCTTAATGAAGAAGAAAATTGAAACAATTGTACTTAAATTATTAGGTCGTTGTCGTCTTAAGGTTGCCACTGAAGATGGGAACCAAGTAGATAGAAGTAGACACAAGGCTGCTACTGCACCAAATCTTATACATTCATTAGATGCTAGCTTATTACATCTAAGTGTTGAAAGGTTTGATGCTCCAATCGCTGTTATTCATGACAGTGTGTTAAGCAGAGCTACAGATATGAGCTTACTTGCTATAATAGTAAGGGAAGTTTATATGCATCTATTTGCTGAACATGATTACTTAAATACCTTTGCTGAACAAATTAAGGCAAAGACGAAACCACCGATTATTGATGATCTTAAACCAGAATCAGTAATTGACTCCACTTATTTCTTTTGTTAAATGCACCACTATTCACTATTAAATAGTTTCTTTGCACCTCCTACTATTGTTGTTGTCTCTGAAGAGAGATTAAGAGCAGCAGAGTTAGAGCAGAAAAAGAAACAGTTAGAATCACTAGATCAAAGAATCTCTGAGCTTAAAGCTTATCGTGATGATTTAGGTAAGGAGTATGATAAACTTACTGAACCTCAATCATTAGGCGAAGCATTAACTGGGGAGTGTGATGTCTAGAACTATACATAAAACTAACAAACCTGTTACACTTGAAGGATTCCAGGCAATACTATCACCTAGTAAGTTTGGTTATTCTCTCTCGGCTGTTGTTGATGAGGATATCATTTACACTTTAGAAAATGAAAGGACTGAAGTTCTTAAATGGGCTGAGTCAAAATTGAAAAATCCCAAAAGATCCACGTTAAAGCCCGAGCCATGGGAAGAATTGGCAAAGGGTAAATTTAAAATTAAATTCTCATGGAATGAGGATAACCGTCCGCCTGTAGTAGACACGGAGGGAACACAACTAACAGATGCAAAAATTCCTTTATATGCAGGGTCTACTGTTAAATTGGGCTTTTATCAGAAACCTTATATCCTTAGAGATGGAGTTACCTATGGTAGTTCTCTTAAGCTTGTTGGTGTACAGGTTATCTCAGTAAAAGGAGAGGCTGGTGTAGATACTGGAGATTTAGATGCTGATGCTG